TGGAGAGAACACCTTCCAGCCCAAAATCGGATTTAAGACTCGCTACGGCATGGTCGCTAATCCATTCGCTGAAGGCACCAATGCCGGTCTTGGTAGACTTAAGGGTAATGCTAACCGCTACTACCGTCGCGTTACCGTTAAAAACCTCATGTGATCCGTATTCACACGGTTTTACAAGACTCCCTTCGGGGGGTCTTTTTTTTGTATCTAAATAATCAGGTAGAGATATACAAAAAAATGCCCTTTCATATCAAAACTCCAAGTGTCATGAATCCCACGATTGGTGACGTATATTATAAAAGTGATAATAAATGGACGGAGACTTATGCTGATAGAAAAGTCTATACAAATGAGTCTGATGCTAATGCTGTAAAAGCAACTACAGTTACCAATAATGGTGTAACTTATGCACCTAAGCACTATGCAAATTCAACAGTAGTTAGCGAGTAATGGCAACCAGAAAAAAACCCGCAGATAGACCTGGGAATCCCATTGAGAATAGAAACTTCTTAGCACCAACTGGTTTTAAGTTTGCATTGAAGAGAAGTCCTGCTGCGGCATTTTTCTGCAACCAAGCAAATATTCCATCATTGGATCTTGGGGTTGCTCAACAAACAAGTTATCTTAAAGACATTGATATTCCTGGAGATAAAATTGTCTTTGGCGACTTAACTCTTAGATTTTTAGTTGATGAAGATCTCTTCAACTATATGGAAATTCAAAATTGGATAAGAGGTTTAGGGTATCCAGAGAAACTAAGTCAATTAGAAGATCTTAGTAAGGATGGAAAAATTATTAGTAAATTTGGGCAGAAAGGTGAAAACATTTATTCTGATGCCACACTACAAGTTTTAAGCAATAATCTTGTTCCCAAATTTCAGGTAATGTTTAAAGATGTATTTCCATATTCGTTATCAACTATTACTTTCGATGCAACTGATACAGATATTGAGTACTTTACAGCAGACGTGAGTTTCAAGTATACTATCTATGATATGCAGGATATGTCCGGAAACACTTTATGATTGATCTTGATAAACTTCAAGAGATGTGGGAAAAAGATTCAAAAATTGATAGAGACAATCTACATGATGAATCATTAAGTATCCCCTCTCTACATGCAAAATACTTTGAACTTTATAATACACTTTTTCTTTTAAGAAAGAAAGCAGAGCAACAAAGAAAAAATATAAGACACGAACGTTATGAATACTTCAGTGGTAAAGCAGACCCTGATGTATATGTTGAATCTCCATTTCCTAAAAAAATTAGAGATAAAGATACAATGCAAAAGTATCTTGATGCTGACGAAAAACTATCTACAGTATGTTTAAAGATTGATTACTATGATACGATGCTTGTCTATATTGAGAGCATACTGAAACAGATAACTAATAGAACTTATCAAATTAAAAACGCAATAGAATTTATGAGGTTTAATTCGGGGCTAGGATAATGGATGAAGAATTCGAACCAAGTCAAAATTTTGATTACTCAGTTAATTTAACCATAGAAGATATTTACCTCTTACATCACTGTGTTTTAAGGAGAATAGAAAAATGGGAAGGAGCTCCTGCTAGACATCCAATGGAACAGCAACATCTTTGGTACTTAAGAGATTCTTTGTATAGAATGATATTAGAATATAAGTTTGAAAATATGTAATAAATATTAGTAGATGAATGGATCATCGTGATTGATACGACTGCCAATCTTGTTATATCTAAATCAAACGAAGTATTTTTAAAAATTAATACTGAACCTCATATTGAATACGAACTTAGAGACCACTTTAAGTTTGAGGTTCCTAATGCAAAATTTATGCCACAGTATCGTGGAAGGAATTGGAACGGAGAGATTCACCTTTACGATATGCGGTCTAAACAGATCTATGTTGGTCTGTTAGATAAAATTGTCCAGTTCTGTGATAACTATGGATACAGTTATAAGTTTGAAGATAATAAATTTTATGGAACTCCTTTTGAAGAGAATAATCATATTTCCTTAGAAGGTGTTAAGGATTATATGAACTCTATTTGTTCTCACACTCCTCGTAAATACCAAGTTGAGGGAGTATACGGTGCTCTAAAGCATAACAGAAAGTTACTGATAAGCCCCACTGCTTCTGGCAAATCATTGATGATCTATTCTCTCGTAAGATACTACGTAGACCGAGGAGAAAAAATCCTTTTAGTTGTTCCAACGACATCTCTCGTAGAGCAGATGTACAAGGATTTTCTTGATTATGGTTGGAATGCTGAGTCATATTGTCACCGTATCTATTCGGGTAGGGAAAAAAGTAATGAAGCTCCAGTCACAATTACAACTTGGCAATCTGTATATAAACTAGAGAGATCTTTCTTTGAAGACTATGGTGTTATTATAGGTGATGAAGCACATTTATTCAAGTCTAAGTCTCTAATACAGATCATGACCAAACTTCATCATGCAAAGTATAGATTTGGATTTACTGGAACTTTAGACGGCACACAGACGCACAAGTGGGTCTTAGAAGGATTGTTTGGACCATCATACAAAGTAACAAGAACTGATGAATTGATGAGACAAGGACATCTTTCCCAACTTGATATTCAGTGTCTTGTACTTAAGCATCCTCCACAAAAGTTTGATGTATATGAGGATGAGATACAGTATTTAATAGGTCATGAACAACGTAATAATTTTATTAAAAATTTAACACTTGATCTTAAAGGTAACTCATTGGTTCTTTTTCAAAGAGTAGAATCCCATGGTGCTATACTCTATGATAAGATAAATAAGAATAAGGGTGACAACCGTAAGGTATTTTTTATACATGGGGGTGTAAATGCCGAAGAAAGAGAATTGGTGCGAGAGATAACTGAAAGAGAATCTAACGCAATTATTGTTGCATCCTATGGAACTTTTTCTACAGGCATCAATATTAAAAATCTCCATAATGTTATCTTTGCCTCTCCAAGTAAGTCCAGAGTCCGCAATCTTCAAAGTATTGGACGAGTTCTTAGAAAAGGAAAAGATAAAGTAAAAGCAACTCTGTATGATATATCAGATGATTGCTCTACAAAAAACAGAAGAAATTACACACTGAATCATTTTATAGAAAGAATCAAAACATATAATGAAGAAAACTTTAACTATGAAATAATTACTATTCAATTAAAGATATGATAGAAGACGATTTTTACTGCACACTCAAACTAAAATCAGGCGAAGAGATCTTTGCAAAAGTAGCTGCATCTGAAGAGAGTGATAGAACTATGCTATTAGTTTCACATCCAATTGTTGTTGGTGAAATTAAAAGTAAAATTGGAGTTGTTGGATATAAAATAGAACCATGGTTAAAAACCACAACAGATGACATGTTTATTCTCAATATGAATGATGTCTTAACAATGTCCGAATCGTCTGATATTGAAATGATAATGATGTATCAAGATTACATAAGAACAGCAAATAAACCAAAAGGAAATAATTCAACTATAGATCGTAAGATGGGTCGCTTAGGCAATATAAACGATGTAAAAGAGATTTTAGAGAAGATATTTAAGAGTACCTAAGCCATTCCTATGAACCCTAACAGAGTTATTCTATAGGACATTTGAATACTTGTCAAGTATATCTAAAGATGTTATAATTTATAGATAATATGAGATATTTTTATGATTCAACCAGGCATGACAAAAAGAAAAAGATCGGAACATTACGTCAATAATAAAGAGTTCCTTGCTGCTCTGATTGAATATAGAACACTAGTTGAAATTGCTTATAGAAAAAAGTTTGGAAAGATTCTTTCAGAGCAAGATAAATCAGAGAGAGCAAGAAGGTGGGATACAAAACCACATATTCCAAGATATGTTGGTGAGTGTTTTCTGAAGATTGCAAATCATCTATCATTCAAACCAAACTTCGTCAATTACATGTTTAAGGAAGACATGATCTCTGACGGAATTGAGAACTGCGTTCAGTACATACATAACTTTAACCCAGAGAAATCCCAGAATCCCTTTGCGTATTTCACTCAGATTATTCATTATGCTTTTTTGCGTCGTATTCAGCGAGAAAAAAGACAGTTAGAAATCAAGAACAAGATCATCGAACGGTCTGGTTACAGTGAGGTGTTTGACGGCAACAACACCCTTGACGGATCTAACTACTCCGAATATAATAGTATCAAAGATGCAGTGCATTCCAAACTCCGTAATTAATGAAAGTTGCAATCATTACAGATCAACACTTTGGTGCTCGCAAGAACTCTAAGTTATTCCACGACTATTTTCTAAAGTTCTATAATGATATTTTCTTTCCATACTTGGAAGAGAATGATATCAAAGTGGTGATTGATATGGGAGATACCTTTGATAGTCGTAAAGGTATTGATTTCTCTGCACTAGCATGGGCAAAGAATAATTACTACGATAGATTGCAGGACATGGGAATCCGTGTTCATACTATCGTTGGTAATCATACTGCATACTATAAAAATACTAATGAGGTCAATGCTGTTGATCTACTTCTGCGTGAGTATGACAATGTTATAGTTTATTCAGAAACAACTGAAGTTGAGATAGATAATCGCAATATACTTTTCATTCCCTGGATTAATCAGGACAATGAGGAAAAGACTTTTAAAGTTATTAAAAATTCAAATAGTAAGTGTGCGATGGGGCACCTTGAACTCTCAGGATTCAGAGCTCATAGAGGTGTCGTCATGGAGAATGGTCATGCAAGCGAGTTATATTCAAACTTCGAGAAGGTCTTCTCCGGACACTATCACACTCGATCAGATGATGGACGAATCTATTACCTGGGTAATCCCTATGAGATGTTCTGGAACGATGTAAATGATACTCGTGGATTTCACATCTTTGATACAGAAACTCTGGAACAT